CTATCTATAATCCATCATATGCTCCAAAGCCTCTTCAAAAAACTCACACGCTGCGACGATTCCCTCGGCAAAAGCCTGTTCCACGACGTCTTCTGTTTCCATTTTAGCATATTCGTTCCGCTGATCAGCGATAAAAGCGTGAAGAAGGAGTAACCTAACTATCAATCTGTCCATGATGTCCCTCCTTGCGGATCACGCAGTTTCAACCGCGCGCCAGCCACCTTTATGTCGGAGTATATTTGTGATGACTGCTGTGGCTGTTTCAACGACCGCAGAAAACTCAAAAACGATGGTGCCTGGAACACTCGGAAAGGATACTGCCGATTTAGAGCGTACCTTGTATCCGAGAGAATAAGGATATATGGAAAGATCACCTTCCCTGCTGGTTGCCAAGATTCCTCGGCGATCACTCCGCTTTCATATAGCGCTAAATAGCGATTCAACTTTTCTTCAATCACCTTTTCACTGTAAACAGTTCGTTGGCACTCGAGGAAGAACGGTGTGCGTTGGTAGATAAAAAAGGCATCCGGTTCGGCCAGCCCCTTCCGATATTTCGGTTCGACGAGAAACTGTTCCAACGGTCCGGCCGAGAGAATCTCTTTATACACCTTTACGATCTCGAGGTAGTGAGGGATTTTTTGCGAGTTCTTTTTCATGTTGCTGTCAGCGCAAAAATATACGTACGGCACAAACGCTGTAGAGCGCTGAATATGCCCGTCCCGAACTAGACGCAATAGGACGTTATTGGCACTCTCCTGTGGGCGTTTTAGTTTTTTAAAATGGAGCTCTGCAATGTCGTCACGGCTCATCACTCGGAACCGCTGTAGATCAGCGATGATTGCTTTATCACGCTTGGTTAGTGGCATCATCCAACACTCCCAAAATGATTTCCTCACTTACATCTCCCTGAGGACTAGCAGCCTCCAAACCGCCTGGCAAAACATCCTTCCGATCGACAACCTTATATCTCTCGAGGATTTTTTTCGCCCGTTCCAGCGACAAAAAGGGGGCTTGCAGCTCCATTAATCCTTCCCGCTTGAGCAAAAATCGACCGCGCTGTTCAATGCTGATTTTTTCCGCCCCTGGCGTGCCGATGATTTTAGCGTTTGACAAATCGGCCGCACGAAACCCCATCCGCACCGTTAAATTCGCCCTTATTTTTGTATCGAGTATGTCGTGGCTCGGCCGTTGCATGGATAAAATCACAATTATATTGAGCGCCCGACCGATCGCTACAAGCTGAACCAACGTGTCCATGATATCTTTTTCATCTTTCACGACGACTAGCTCATCGATGCAAACAAGAATGATAGGCGGTCGTGCCGATTCCGGCAAATCATTGATATGAGCCACTTCTTTTTCATGGAGCATCCGGCTGCGCCGATTCATTTCAGCCTGGATAAACCATAGCGTCCTTTTTAGTTGTCCTGGAGTTGTGCAAACTGCTTTCACTTGACGACAGCGTTTGAAAATATGAAACTCTGACATCTTCAAATCAGCGCAGTAAATGTGAAGCTTGCTTTCATCGTAATACTGAATGAGCGTTGTGAGGATAGAACGCAACTGTGTTGACTTCCCGCTGCCGCTCTCGCCGGCAATCAGCAAATGCGGCTCTTGGATCGCATCATAGGCGATATATTGCCCATATCGATCCATTCCACAAATAATCGGAAGCGCTAACCCCTCGAGATGCGGTCTGATCTTTTTAAAGTTATAGGAAAGCTCATTGGGCAGTCCTCGATGATAAATGGTCAGTTTAAATCTTTTATAATCCCCCTCCAATTGAGCATGCTGGCCGAACACTTGCTGAAACACATATTCTTTCTTAAAAACCTCCTTCGGATCCATTCCGTTGATAAGAGTAAATACATATTCCGTATGATCGTTTCCAACTCTAACGCTATGAATCTTCGGAAACACCTTTAACTCCCGCTCGCCATTCCGATAAGTCACATACAACCCGGCCGCCCAGAATGCTTTCCGAAGGCGAGATTTTGCGCGTTGTTTCTGTAGCCACTTCCTCACGTTTATAGACCTCCCAAACCGAAAAATAACCATAACACCGCCCCATAAACGACCACCGGGAATACGATACGACCACAACCGGCGACTTTTTCAGCCATATCGGTCATTCCTATCATAACCAATCCTCTTTCTAAAAAGGCTGCCAGTGTAATTGATCCAACCCCTATCATTAATAACGAAAAGTCGTGATCGTGGATAGGAAATAAGTTCTCCGGAGTAATGACCGGGAACAACGCCGGGACAACTACGCCTGTCTTCGCCCGTTTTCCAGCTGTCTGTTTTCCGTAAATAAAATCTCGAAACGGGATGGTTTCCGGCTGCCGTCTGAAAAGCACTCCTATCACCTCTTTTGTTTGTGGTTTTCTTCCCCCTCGCGCTCCCCCTTCTTTCCGCCTCGTCGCTTCGCTCCTTAACACACGCTGACTTCCTTGTCGCATAAGCCTTTCTGCCTGTACAAGTGCACTAGGGATAAAGTGTAGCGAAAGTGTTCGGAGCGAACATGCAACACTTTCAGAATCATGTTGAAAAAGTGATGCCAAGACGTCTAATACAGTGTAGGGGCAGTTTTGCTACTGTGGGGCTTTTGTGTTATTAGCCTATGTGACCCTGATTGTCCTTTTATCTTGTCCATCGAAAAAAATTCTGTCAGAGCTTATCCTTTGCGGGAGGATCGGAACGATTTCATGGCGAAATGAAAAATCGGAGGGGATTCGATGACCGGATATAAATGTATGTTAAAGGTGATCCTAGCTCAGGAGGGCATTAAACATGGGGAGTTCGCCAAAAGAATTAACATTAACCCTGGGACATTAAGTGCGATTGTTAATAATAAGCAGTTGCCATCATTTGAAGTTACGTATGCTATCTGCCTGGAACTGAATAGATCGATCCATGAAATATGGATAAAAAAAGAGCCTACTCAAAGCGAGTAGGCTTCTGCTTATTATTTCAAGTTATCAATAGCGTATTGTGCTTCCTCTGGGGTGAATTTTTCCCCGTGCTCGGAAGTCAATTGCTCGTAAATCGCTTGATTTGACATGTTCATCTGTTCGGCATACTGTTTCGCTTTCTCTAGTGCGTTTGCTTTCCAATCCCATTCGAGATGGTCGATCGCATATTTCGCCGCTTCTTCCGGGAACGCTTCGCCGTACGGGGAAACTAGTTGATCGTATATTGCGGCCTTTGACATGTGCATCGTTTCGGCATATAGTTTCGCCTTTTCTAATGCCGCTTTATATTCTCTTGGAACATTATCTTCCTTAGCTGGCGTTTCTTTTTTCTCTTCAGACTTAGGAGTCGCTGTTGTAGTCGTTGCTGTTTCTGTCGTTTCTTTTTTCTCTTCTTTCTGCGCCTGTTCACCGCTTTCTCCGCCACCACTTGCTACACCAGCAACAATAATAATAGCAAGAACCCAGAACCACCATTTTTTGTAGAATGGTTTCTTTTTCTTTTCGGTCATACCTTTATATCCCCATTTTTGTACTATTACGTTCACACCATATCACAATTAACTTAAAAATATTGTCGAATTATGTAGAAAAACAAAAAAATCCCCTGCCGAGTAGCAGGGGTTATTTCACACGCAACTTTTGTCCAACCCGAATCAAGTTTGGATTGCGAATCCTGTTCAGTTTTTGCAGCGCATCTACTGTTGTGTTGTACTTCTTAGCGATCTTAGAAAGCGTATCCCCTTTTTGTACTGTGTACGTTTGAGGTGTTGGTTTGGACCGCACTGCCTCTACTGCGCTTGTTGGTTTGATTACTTGTTGCGGTGGACGTTTGCCAGCTCTCAAATCAGCAAGGGAAAGGCCGAACGTGTATTGAAAATGAGGATAGTCCTTGAAATCCTTCCAATCACCTCCCCATTCGAGTCCGAGTGACTTCCCGATCGCGCCAACACGTTTCCACTTCTCATCCACATTCCAACTCACACTGCCGTCATCGTTCAGTACAGCGAAGTCAAAGGCAAGACCGTAATTGTGGTAAGAATAGCCGCCCTTCGCGTTGGTGACGATTTTCCCCGGTTTCGTCCGGCCTTGTGCGTACAACTCGTTCTGTTCCTCGACAGTCCGCAAACCTTGTGTAATGATGACGTTGATTCCTTCCCTGTACGCCCGCTCGATGAGCTGACGTGCCTTTGTCGCAACAAGAGGATGTACACCAACCAACTTTTTCTCGGCACGTTCAATCAATTCTTTCAGTCCGATTGTCATTGCTTACACCTCTTTCAGATTTTCCTTTCAGCACCTCAACGGCTTGCTGAATTTGCTCGGGCACAGGGAGCCCCATTCGCCCAGCATTTTCAACAATCGATAGCAATTCATTCGCTAAATAAAAAAAGATCGTCGCATCTCGGAACAATCCATTCGTCCCGACCGCACGATCAATTAAATGCCCGACTGCTACAAGCACGAAAATCATGATTTTTTTTGGAATACGCTTGAAGCCAACTGCACTCCTCAATGTCCCTTCTTTCGACGCTGCCAATACGCCCGTGACATAATCCATGACGACAAATGCTAGTAAAATACCGAGTAGTTCTGACCATCCCCCAAATAAATACCCGACAACAGCCCCAACCGCAGCCGCGCCGGTTTTAAAAGCAACTTCTAATCGTTCCATGTGCATCCTCCTACACAAAAATAAAGTCATATGTCACTTTCATCGTATTTGTGCTTGTTTTCGTCACAGGTGTCGGGAGAAGGTTTCGCGCTCCTAGCGAGCCTAATTCCGCCATAAAGAAAGAGTATGCATCGCGCAAGAAATACTCTCCATCTTTGACAGCTATTCCAGGGTAATAACTAGGTGAGCTTGGCTGATCGATTTGGTATGATAACCTATTCATTTGTAAATCAAAAATATAAATACCATTGCTCGTGCGAACAGCAATTTCGTTTTTCTGCTGGTTATATGCCATCCCATACGCTCCAACGTCATTGTCAAAAATATTTTTCGCCTCAATGATGTTGAAGCTACTATCATATTTTGCCCAGCGCAAAGGGTATACCCCATTTACCTGTGTTGCAGACTGTCCCAACACATAGAAATATGCCCCTACTCGCTCAATACCGTATAAATATCGGAATCCTGAAAGAGTAATCGTACTCCTTGTACCGTCTGATTTTTTCACGCGATATATTGTGTTTAAGCTTCCGTATCTAGCTGTATAGTAAATGTAATCAGAATCGTATGTCATGTCGTAAGCAACATCACTAGTAGATGAAGTATGCGAATCCCATACACGACCGAGAGTAAAAGTTGCATTTTTTCCGTTCGTCCCCGGTGTAACCAGTACTTCCACTATTTTTCTCGCTCCACTTCCCATTGATTCTAGTGTCCAAAAACTCGAACCGTCGAAGCAAAGTCCGCCGCGATAATCTGAGTTATTCGTCAGTCCGTTCTTCCCTTTCAATTCTACATACCACTCAAAATTTTTCTGATAATATCGTTGCGCCGCTATACCCGAACTGCTGCCTATATCCGAATACCATACAACCGATGAAAATGTACCATTTGCTGCTTGCGTTGAAAAATCAAAAACAAAGTGCGCAATTCCTTTATCTGTATAACTTTCCGCTGCGTTAATCGTTCCTCTTTTCGTATCTGTCCCTACATACTCATTCTTAAAAGCGTAGCCAATAATATCTCCCATCACGATACGTTCGCTTTGCGGATTTTCCGGTCTTGAATCTGTCGTGAGGGCGATCGTATCAAACGGAAAAAATTTACTTGTAATTGGTCGCATATTTGATTCGGAATACGTTTTGCTGCTTGTCGACCATGCGCCAATTTGTGAGTATTCTCGAATGAGAATGTATTCCAGGTAATCCTTCATGTTTATTGAAATAAAGTTTTCCGCCGTAACTTCTTCAACTTTTTTCCCGAATCGCTTTTCGTCAAAAAGCTCTACTTTTGTAAAACCGCGAATGGGAATGGAACTGACTTTATGCTTCAACATCTCAATGACTTCACCAGTCACGAAATTTTCCTTTCTAGCGAGCGAATGGTAGGCACGTTCCATGTCAAATTCCAATGCTTTCACCTCATTTCAATCTGTACTGTACTCGATACCGCTGGGAACGGACGAACTTGATCATGTGTCCGCCATTGCGATATAGACTCAACAATATTCGCAGATACAGGAATATTCACTTGTGTGCTGACAATCTGACCATTAACAACTGATTGAAAACGGCTGATATGTGGTTGAATAGCTTTTCTCCAATCGATTTCTTCCGTCACATTCGCACGCGGTAGACGGTCAGAAATGCCGCCGAGCAAGTTCGCTGCATATACAAACACTTGTAGTCCGCGCGGGTCAATGGTTAGCGTTCCAGCGCTTGTTTTCATTTGCACATCAAAAAAAGCTGAGCCGGGAGGCATTTGTAACAAAAGAAACGGAACGCCGATTGTCACAAATCCGGTTTGACATGTTTGTCTAATTGTATTAAAAATCGGCTTTCCTCCATACATAAACGAAATTTCAACGTTCATCGTTGTAGAGGCTTGTCCAATGAGTGACAGCCCGACCTGCGCATTCGCAGAACTAAAGTTTGTGATAACAAGAGAAAGAGCTGTTTGTACAGATGTTCCGATAGAAAGCGTTTTTTCGTTGGTCCCCATAATAAAAGACGGCTGGGACAACGAAACATCCGATGAAGTGAGCTGGTCTTGTTCTTGCGTATGAATCCCCGGGATCATATACGACAACTCCACTTCATTTCGATACGGCTCGTCTGGAAAACGCCGCATACGAACAATACGTGTCTGAACGTTGATTCCGAGCTCATCATCAAAAACATTCACATAATCCCCGACAGAAAACTCATATTGTGAGTTACCTGTAAGCGCAGATAAATCAATGACTTTGCATTGATACGAAATAACGGGCTGGGACAATACTTTCAGCTTTTCTTGTGCCGCGCGCATCAAATCTCCCGCAAGCAAAAACCGCTCATCTTCCCACACATACTCTTTGCGATATTTCTGTTTTGCCTCGATCAACGGGATTCCCAAACTCGTATACCAAGAGTAATCCTCGATATACGGTTTGTTGTCATTCACACTTTCGATGGACAGTCCATTCTTTCCGTACGGGTACAAGACTGTCGCCTCTGGCGCACGAATCGTCCGTTTGATTTCTTTCAAGTTTTTCCTGTATCGAAAACCATAGCCCCGATTCGTTCCGATCTGTTTGACAAGGTTGATTTCTTTTTTTACCGTATCAAATTGAATTTCATGCCCTGTGATTTTCGCCCATTGCCTGATTGCCCAAAGCGCCGACTTCCTCTTTTCACTCATCGAATGCTGCGTTTCTTGTGACGACAGCGCCTCTACACGACCGACAACCCAACCTGTACGCGAAATAATTTGCTCTAGTCCTGCTTTCGGTGTCTTTCTATCAATCGTTATCTCGATTAAAAACGTATCGAGCAATTTCACGAAATACGATGGACAAATAACATCGAAAATCGGCTTTCCGTTGGCATCGCGTCCGTCATTCATTTCGGAAATAAAAAATCGCTTGCCCATATAGATGATTTCCATGTCGTTCATCATTACTTGGGCAAGACGATCGTCACAAGGAAGTGAGAACGTGAGCACTTCTGCATCATTCAGCGTTTCTTCATGCACAATATTGTAAGCATTTTTCAGAACACCAAGAGGTTTCCCAGCAAGGTCATACAGCACCATCTGGTGTTCAATTTTTCTTGAAAAACTCAACGCTCTCACCTCCTACAAGAATCGTTCGCGCCATTCCACCGATACGTTTAGCGTATTCTGTGCCTCGACGGTCATTACATTTGTGCCCGGTTGCAAAGACAAAAACGTGCCCGTCGTTTTGTCTAAAACGTTCGTATCGTTCAATAAAACGGTCATTTCGTCACAATCAATCGTTAGTATATCGCTTGTTTGGAGGGCATTTGAAATATTTAGTTTGTCGTTACCGAGCGTCAAAGACAATGAATTTGTATTAGCATTCGATACTTTTATTACTGGGAAAACATCATATGTTCCGTTATTGACTAGAGTGATTTGTTTGTCGCTTGCGGTAATTTGCTTGGATACGCTCGTCTTATTGACGCTATATGCGAACGGCTCGGCTTGAAACGCCACTTTCACAAGTGATATACCTTGCAAATGTTCCACGTCCACTTGCCCTGATACCTTTGCCATATAGTAGACATCCGGTGAGTCGTCAAAAATCAGCTGTTTCCGTTCTTTTGTATAGAGCCATCGCGCAACTTCACGCAGTTTAGCGATTCGTTCAGATCGCGCACAACGGACCCCAAGCGTGCATTCCATCCGTTTATCATCTAGCCAGCCTGGGAAAAGAATATTGCCATCGCGCCCGGGTACAGACTCATAGGTATCCTTCATATTTGACACTAACGGTATCTTTAAGCCCGTAACAAGAATGTTCATTTCCCTTGTATGCTTCCCGTTGAAAGAAAACCCCTTTAACATTACCTCATCCCCTTCGCTTTTCGAGAGGATTGCGATATCGAGTATAACTCGCGCGAAATGCGATATATATCCTCGTCGTTTCTAACGACCATATTTTCGATGATGATAGTTGTTCCACCACTTGAAGTACTACCTACCACGTTACCAACGACATTCGTTTCAACAACATGCTGAATCGATGCTGGTTTTATGCTTGGTAACGCAATATTTCCGATTTGTTGACCGGCTTTTGCTACTCGTTTCGCCATATCGACAACGCTGTTTTCGGCTAGCTTTGCATCGTCCGTAATACCGATCGCCAAACCTTGTGACAAATATCCGCCATATTCCGCAAACAGGCGACTTGGACTGCGAATCCCGAAAAATTCTTTGATTTTGTCTGTTAAACCTGACAACATACCTCTGACTTTATCCCACAACCAGTCGTCTAAGCTTTTCATACCTTCCCATATTCCGCGTAGTAGGTCTTTACCAACTTCCACAAAGCCACTTGCCCAGCTTTTGGCTTCACTTTTGATACCTTCCCATATGTTGATTAGTGTGCTTTTTACACCGTTGAAGATGTTAGAGATAGCACTTTTTAAAGAGTTGAATGTATTTTGTACTGCTGATGATAGGTCACTGGCAATATTGCTAATAGTGCTTTTAATAGTGTTCCATGTGTTAACCGCCGTATTTTTTACATTATTCCAAGTTGTTGAGAAAAAGGAAGCTAATGTATTGAAAATCTCCTGAGCTTTTGATTTTAGGGTATTCCATACACCTATTACAGTATCTCTAGTTGTATTCCATATTGTTGTAAATGTAGTTTTGATGGCGTTTAAGGTTGTTTCAAAGAATGTTTTTACTCCGTTCCAAACCGTTTCCGCCGTTGATTTTAAGGTGTTCCATACAGTTTCAAGTGCACCCTTGATCGTATCCCATACAGTAGAGAAGGTTGTTTTTATACCGTCTAACACAGTGGAGAAAAATGTTTTAATTCCTTCCCATACCGTTGTCGCGGTCGTTTTGATTGTTTCCCATACGGTGCTTAGAGCAGTTTTGATTGCTTCCCAAACCGTTGAGAAGGCTGTTTTTATACCTTCCAAGACAGTAGAGAAGAACGTTTTAATTCCTTCCCATACGGTAGTAGCAATTGTTTTGATTGCTTCCCATATGGTGGTTAGTACTGTTTTAACACCTTCCCATACAGCACTAAAGATGGTTACATAAATGCTTAGCATTGTTGTAAAGTAGGCTTTAATGCCTTCCCAGATAAGCATTGCCACAGTCTTAATGCCTTCCCAGATTGCAGCCAATCCGGCTTTAATTCCTTCCCAGATGGCTAATGCTGCAGATTTAATTGTTTCCCATGTTGCCGATAGAAACACTTTTATTTCATCCCAGTTTTTATACAGCACAACACCGATGGCTACTAACCCAGCAATTGCTCCGATCGCAATCCCTACTGGACCGGTAATAACAGCAATTGCGCTTGAAAAGACACCAGCCATTCCACCAGCGCTGGCCATCACACTTGCCAATGCTCCAAAACCTTGCATGGCGGTTCCTATAATCGACAATACAATGCCAATGGATGCAACGATCCCGAGCAAAACAGCTGAAATCGCCGCTCCAATTGCGATAAATTGCTGCATACCTGATGGTAAACTATTAAAAGCATTAAATAGACCTTGTAGAGCCTCAGCAACGATACGTATTGCTGGAGCTAGCGCATCACCAATCGAAATTTGTGCGGTTTCAATAGCGCCACCTAGTTCTTCGAGTGCTCCTTTCAAGTTATCCTTCATTTTTTCTGCTGCTTCTTTTGATGCCCCGCTTGAATTTTGGAGGGATTTTGTCAAAGAGTCTAATTTTTGCGGCCCAGCTTCAATTACTGTCAGCATTCCGCTGGCGGCTTCTGTGCCGAAAATAGTAGACAATGCAGCAAGTTTTTGAGCGTTGCTCATATTTTTCGTTTTTTCAGATAGCTGGCCGATAATATCGCCGAAAGGTAGCATTCGCCCTTGTGAGTCAGTTACTTGAATACCCAGTTCTGCAAGTGCCTCCCGAGCCTCTTTTGGCGGGTCAGAGAGTCGAATCAGAGCTCCACGCAATGTTGTACCAGCCTGCTCGCCACGGATACCATTATTGGCCATAATTTCTGTGGCCGCCGCAAGTTCCTCGAGGGAAATACCAAGCGATTTTGCTACTGGTGCGGCATACTTGAAGGTATATTGCATATCCTGAATGCCGGCCGCTGAATCATTGGCTGCTTGCGCGAGAACATCTGCCACTCTGGATGCTTCGGATGCTTCAAGACCGAAAGAGTTCAGCGCCGCCGATACTGTATCAGCCACTAGCGCCATATCCTCGCCGGATGCTTCCGCCGCTGCGATGACCCCTGGCATTGCGGCAAGAATCTGATTTGTGCTATACCCCATTTGCCCCATAATTTCCATCCCTTGAGCGACTTCTGTTGCTGATTTTGAAGTCGTCGCACCGAGATCAAGCGCCGCTTGCTTTAGCTTTTCTAGTTCCGCTGGCGTTGCATTTGCGACTGCACCAACCCTTGAAAGTTGCGCTTCAAAATCCGCTGACTTTTTCACTGCCGAACCAAGTGCTCCACCGATTGCTGCACTCGCTACACCGAATGAGGCGGCGATTTGAGCACCTGACGATTGAAGATTATTTCCAACATCCTGCAAGCGTTGGCCGGTTTCGTTCAATTTTGTTTGGATTTTCCCCCAAGCAGACGCTTGTTGTTCAATCGTTTGATTTAGTTGTCGCAGCTGCGCCTCGGTTTCTTTCATTTCCGCGGTCGCTTTGTTATAAGCGATTAACAGTTCATTCGTTTCCTTCGCATCTGCTCCTTTTGCCTTTACGCTTTCATCATATAGTCGCTTTAATTCCGACACTTTCGTTTTCTGCAATTCCAGTGTTTGAGCTAAGCTATTTGCTTTCGTACGCAACTGTTCAGACGTTGAGCCAAAATTTTCGATCCCAGCTGTTGCAGCGCGAAATTCGGAATCAATAACTTTGAGCTGTTGATCGATTTTTTGTAAACTTTGTGTTACTGCTTGCTCTAATTTGTTAAAACCGTTCGATTGCTTTTCAATCTCTTTATTTGTCTGTTGCAACTGAGCTTCAGTCTTTTTCATCTCTGCAACAGCTTTGTTGTAAGCGATGAGCAATTTCTCGGTTTCAGCTGCGTCTTTTCCTTTCGTTTGCGCACTTTCTTCATATCTGCGCTTTAACTCGGCTACTTTCGCCTCATGTAACTGTAGCTTTTGTGTGAGGGATTCCGCTTTAATTTGCAATCCTTCCAAACCATTTTCAAAATCCTTCACCCCACCGGTAGCCGCTTTAAACTCAGCGTCAACAAGCCTCAGCTTGCGATTGACAGCCTCGAGGCTCATCGTGAAATTCGCGCTATCTAAACCAAGCGACACTCGCAACGTACCAACTTCCGCCATATGTTCACCACCTTCACAATAGCTGCTCAATCATCAGCCGTTCTTTTCGCGTCTCTTTTTCCTCCGCATAGTCCAAAAGTTCAAAATAAAAACCGATGTCCATTTCATCCACGAGATACATCGGTATGCCGTTTTTAATGTGTGTTAAGTAAAACTCTTTCACCGCGTCATATGGGTCCATTTCAGACCCCGTTACACGTTTGGGTCGCTCGTTTTCGCCACTCCAATGACTTTGTTCATGCAGTCCGAAATCGTTGGAATAAGACGATCCGCCGCAATGCCATCGTAAAATTCATCGACCGTGAATTGCCCGTTAAACAGTTCGACAATAAAAGCAATGATGGAATCCAGCGCCTCCACATCAATATTGTTAAAGTCATATTTTTTACGTAGTTCCAATGCGCGACGAAACATACGCGCCTTTACGAACGGAACGGTAAATGTTTTTTCTTGGCCATCAATCAATAATGTGACTTGCATGTTCATTCCTCCATCTCATGAAATTGAAAAAGAGAAAGGGTTTCCCCTTTCCCTTTACGGCGTTGTTGTTTCTTGATATACAGCACTAAACCAGTTTTGAATCACCGTCGGATCGATACCTTGGTCTTTTGTATTCACCGATGCTTTCCACGCTTCATCGAATTCTCGCTTTACAAATTTTCCTTTCAACGTCGGCGTTTGAAATTCGACTTTCTCGCCTTTTGTTTTGTATTGCTCTTCTGGCAACTCGAATTTCCCCTTATACAGCCAAACATATTTCTGTCCACCATTTGAAAGAGGGAGAATGAATCCAAGCGCAACATATGGCGCTGTATCACTACTTTTTTGAATAATAACGCCATCATCATTAATCGTTGCTCCTAGCAAAAATGCCTGCATCTCTGTTGAAATGTCATCCACTCCGATTTCCACTTCAATTTCACCAAGAGACGAAGCAACTTCAGCTGGTCCGTCATCCGCATACAACGTTTCTGTGTTTACCTTCGGGCTAATTTTTGCTTCAATCGCCTTCGCTAATCGCTTCGGCGTATCGTACTGAACCCCGGTGAAATCGTCCTTAATCAACTTAGCGACATATGGATGTTTCAAACCGATTACTGCCATCGTATTCCCTCCTAACAAACATAAGAAAATCGAATTGCTTTATGGTATGTTTTTGTTTCTTGTTCGAATAAATCCACTTCCGATGTGCGCCGAAATCCTGCTGCTATCATTCTTTCTTTGACTTGTTGCGTTAGATCGGTATAGTCCGTCTTACTCCAAATGTCAATTTGAAAAAAGTGTGCCGTTTGTTGTTCTTCATCGTCCGCATTCAGCGCTGAAAACTGATTGTATTCAAAGAAGGTAATATACGTCTTTTCTTTCCCCTCATACGTTTGAAACGCGACTGGAACACCGAGAGGTTTTAGTGTGTCAATGATCATCTTATTTAAGCTCATAGCCTCAACTCCCGCCGGATGACATCAGCCATTTCATCCTGCACCCGATCAATGTTCTCCTCAAAAGCTGGCTGCAAAAAGGGATGAGGGTCTGCTTTCGGATATTTTCGTCCTTTCTTCGCCCCTGCTTTTCGACCAAATTCGACAAACAGTCCGTAAAAACGATCACGATCCGGTCCGATATCGACAGTTCCATCTTCTTTCATATCAGAAATCACAATGTTTTCGGCGAGTTTCCCCGTATCTCGTGGTGCTTTCTGTGAGGCTGCTTGCTGAACCACCTTTGCACCGGCAATAAGTGCTTCTTGTTTGACTTGCTCAGCTTCGTTCCCCAACGTCTCCAACTTCTTTAACAACTCTTGCATACCTTCTAGCTTAAAGCCCATCACACCACTTCCTTCGCCACAATCGTCATCGTGACATCACGCTCATCATCATTAATGACAGACAAAATTTCAAACGTGCGTCCTTTATATTGAATACGCATATCAGGTGTAATCCCCACTGTGTAGCGCACAACAAAACGAACTGTATTTTCGTTTTGCGTTGTGGCAGCTTCGTAGTATTCGCGACCTTGGAGTGTCTTAATCATCGCCCAGACAGTTTTTATGTCTTGCCATCGCTGATTCTCTTCAAGAGGAAATCCGTTTTCATTCACTGCACTCTCGTTATATTTTTGAAAAGTGATGCGATGACGGAATAAACCTGGGTTCATCACCTCATCATTCCCCAGTACCTTTATAAGCTACAATCAAACTTCCAGCATCCGACACCGTCACCTCGTATTTATGCCCCGATGGGGACACCAAAACAAGGCATTTCAGTTCCTTTTCAGCACGCTTTTCGGCCTTCTCGCTCATGAATCCTTCCCCTTTCTACGTTGTTGTCGCGCTATCGTAGCAATGAGCCAGCTGCGCTACTATGCTTTCGACCGTATGCCGCACTTTTTCGCTGGTTTTACCGATCATCTCGCGATTTTCATACCAATCGGCGACCAACACGAAGCAAAACAGCTTAGCCAACTCATTCGTATTGTCAAACGTGTTCCCCGTCGCATTGACCAAATACTTTTCTGCCGCACTAATTAGCGTGCTAATCAAGCTGTCTTCGTCATTATGGTCAATGCGCAGCCATTGCTTCGCTTCATCGAGCGTAATAATCAAAACGATCACCCCCAATAAAAGGGGACGGGGTTTCCCCCGTCATTAGCTCAGCGCCAATTGGCCGTATACAGCCGCGCCAGTATCCCAGAATTTAATGTCATTGCGCATAATCGTGCGTAAATCCGTCGTATCGCGTTTAAACGCATCGCCGCCTTCTTTTGTGGCCGCAAACTCAAAGAACCGATGCTTAAACAATACAATGAGTTCTTCAAGGTTCCCGATGAAAATTGGGGCCTTGTTAGGCGTACCAGCGATAGACGGCAAGTAGCGATTAGAGCAAACAACGACTGGACGGCCAAACAACAGCTTCCGTCCCGGCTGTGTAATGTCATCCTGAAGCAAGAAACGACCGTTCGCATCTTGCTGGCTGTCGAGCCAGTTATATCCATCTTGATTCGTCAATACGATAGAGCTCATGCTGATGGCTGGATCCAAGTCAACGTTAAACACCTTTTTCACTGCTTTTAAATCGGCCAAATCTTTCGGAGACATGGTCAACAGAAGATCAATAATCAACTTGTTATTAGTTACCACAGCTTTTTTACCGTTCCAACGGACGATATAATTGATAATGTTTTGGTCGCTGTCCGTCAAAAGCTCATTCGTGATCGGGAGAATGCCGCCGCGCTTTTTCAATGAGTACGAAACAGCAACGAATTTCGGGTTATCCGTCTCTGGGATTACACCATATTCGTCAATCACTACAAACGGCGTCATCGCCTCGTCTTTCTCCAACACGCGCGATCCCGATAAGGTGGTGACTTCTTCGACGCGCACATATTGAGACAGGTCGTTTTGCGCTCTCATCACTTCGTTAATGCGCGTCTGAATGTCTTTTGGAACGATCAAGGACGAATCTCCGTCAGGGATAGCCGGATTGGTCCCGCCTTCATTCATGACGGCGCGTTTTTCATACTCCACAATAATGCTCCGCTCATCCGAAGAAATCGGGCGCCGGCGAATCGCCTTCATAAAGATTTGCCGATACTCCCGTTCCAATTCGGCATCTTCCTTCGTGGCCGCACGAGTTTCGCCGCCAACCGAATAACCACCGCCCAGGCCTAGCCCGCCGCGTTCTTCTTCCTCCAATTGCCGCTGTACTTCAATTTTCTTTTGCAACGCCCGCACTTCTTCCATACGTTTTTCGGCTTCATCGACTTTATCCTCGCCTAAGAGAGCGCGGACTTCGGCTTTCATCCGCTCCAGTTTTTGCAACATCTCACGCAGTTCTTTACCCATACTTTTTCAACCTCCTATAGTCAAAATAAAAAGAGCCGTTTTATATCAGCTCTAACTCGATGGCTAGTTTTCGTTTTTTGTATTCGTTCGAAGCGCGTTTTTGCTGCTCCCGGTACTCATCAAGCGACCGAACAGACACTTCATTGGCCGGATAAGCAGGAAAAGCCACCGGGGAAATTTCATACAGTTCCGCATCCAGGATGGACCTCTTGTAAATCTTCTTCCCGTCGCGATCAACTTGCGACCATTTGTCTTTTGTGACCCGCATGCCAAACGATACACCATCGACATCTCCCCGTTTGATCATCTCCCAGGCATCGTTGCCGACTGTGGTGTTCGGCAAATCCAGCTCAAATCGCAGCTCCTTCTCTGTGCTCTCAAGGCGCAACGTTCCGCTTTTCGTGCTCCCGAGCACTTTGGCCGTGTCATGCGACCAGAGCCCGACGACGCCGCGTGTTTTTAGGCTTTCATCAAACGCGCCGGCCGCGATTTCCTCGACGAACGTGTCGCCCCACCAATCACGCATCTCCGCGCTTTCGGTGTTGTACTTGATCGATCCGGAGATGGTGCGTTTTTCTTCTTCCCCGCCTGACTGACGAACCTCAATTTTCACTGGCAGCGCCCGAATTTCCTTTGTTTCCTTCGGTGCTTGATTGCCCACTGTCACCACCTCCTTTCATGTATTGCTGACCGGCCATCGTCAATGGGATGACGTTGCCATTAAACAAGAGCTGATCCCCGCCAGGCAGAGGCGGTCTTTCCTCTAACGCCCGCGCCTCGTTCGGCGTGATGAACCCTTTTTCAATCCCGATTCCATATGCTTCATATCGCGTTTTAATATCGCTCCGAAGCATGCTATCGACGTTAAATTTCACATAATAGCCAGCGTCTAACTCGCTGTCCAGGAATAACTTATACGTCATTTCCTGCTCATACATCGTTAAAATCGGCAGCAACGTATCGACATAAAACTGCCGCTGCTGTTCCGCCACGTTCGTGTGGGTCGCCCGGCTCAAATCGTTGAGCTGGTGCATCTTAATCCCAAACGCTGTGGCGATTTGCCGGATCGTGAGCTCTGTGTTTTCCAAAAATTGCGCATCGGACATCGTTAAACTGATCGGTTTAAACTCATATCCGATCGGCATGAGCGCAATCCGATGGCTGTTTTTCAGCCCTGATGACATTTCCTCAAATTTTTCCCTGAATTTCTTCTGCGCTTCTGAGTTTAAATCGCCCACGTACTGAACGATCCCTTTCACTTGCAGCCCTTGCTTGTAAAAATTATTGATAAACCGGCCGGCCGCCGCCGCATTTTCCACCGTCGCCCGCAAATAATCAAGAGGAGGAACGCCGACAATGCCATCGAGCGTAACGCCACTTTTAAAGTGCAATAGCTCATTAGGCATGAGCTTCCGTCTCTCTGTTCCGACATCGACTTCATACCAGATGTGATTTTTGCTGCTGAAAAGGCCGATATCGTCGATCCAAATGCGCACTTTGCTTGCATCGATCGGCCAAAATCCCACAATCCGGCCCTTTTCATCCATCTCGATGTTGACGTATGCATTTCCGTATATGTTCCGCTGCGTCTCATTGCACTTGGCAAAGTCAGAGGCCGACATATACGGATTGGGACGAAGCTTCAGCAACTTATATAAATAGTGCTTCACTGCCTTATTGACGCCGTTTTCGTCCTCACGATAAATCTTCAATGGGAGCTTTGACAGCGATTCGGCTAAAATTTTAATGCAGGCGTAAACTGTCGCTTCTTTCAGCGCGTTTTTTCCGTAAACATTGACCTCGCCAGGAGAAATGCCGAGAAAATCTAAAAGCGCTGGATCATTTAGGCTGTATTCCGTGTATTCAGTACTTCTTCGCTCCAAAGCGCGCCGGAAAAACATTCAGTTCTCACCTCCCTCACGGCGGATAACGCTTCGGTGGATGCAGCGCTGCAAAAATGCCGATGGCTAAACAAGAAAAACCAAGCACATACAGCCCTGCCGTCACGCTTAACCGGAACGTCGCGACGTTAATGAGTATCAGGCCAATGAAAATAAAAAAATCTTCCGCGTAATCACGAAAGATTTTCCGTAATTTCTTCACTTTATCAACCCCACAGTCTGTCTAAAAAGTCATCGGTCGCAAATTCCGATACGTCAACCGACTCGGCATTCGCAAACATCGCCCGGGCATGGGCGTTAATAAGCGCCGCCAATGGGTCGATCCGGTCCGTGCTCTTCGATTTATCGAGCATAATGTTCTCCTGGGCGTCTTTTCGTGTCACCGCGTTGCCTACCGCCCATGTGAGAACAGGATTTTGGTTGTGAATGATCTTCTTTTCAAACACTTTTGTCCGGAAATTTTTCGTTGGCTCTGTCAAATAGCGAATCCCCTGCGGAATTTCTACTGTTGTGAAGCCATCCGCCTCAAGCTCTTGCATCAAATGCCGCGCGTTGTACTTGTCATAGCAAATTTCCTTGACCAAAACACCGTATGTTGGCTCAATCGACTTGATATATTCGCGCACAAACGTGTAATCGACGACCACTCCCGGCGTGGCCGTGATCCAACCCTGGCGAACCCACTGATCAAACGGCATTTTATCCGTTTTGACCCGCTCATCGAGCTTTTCTTCCGGAATAAAAGAGTGGGATAACACCACAAATTGGCCGTCATTCAACGGAATTTCGATGGAAACGCTCGTTAAGTCGGTCGTGGCCGACAAGTCCACGCCCACATACGCATCCAATCCGCTGATATCCGGCAGGTTTTCCGCACCGCAGGCCGCCCAGCGCTCGGCCGAGATATAGGCTTGCTCTCGCTTATTGATCCAGACATTCATGTTTTTGGTTAAAAAATCGTCCATTTTGTCCGGTTTTTCGAGCGCTTCTTTGAGCTTGGCGCGAATATTTTCAATCCCTTCCGGATAGGAAGCCGCAATCGGGTTCGCTTTCAGCCATGCCTTTTCATCCTTAATGTCGTCAATCAGATTTCCGTCCTCGTCTTTATCCAGTTCGTTGACCATCGCAAAGTATTGATCGTTCTCTACCGGGCTGTTCGGGTCTAAAAGCTTTGAAACATATTGATATTCACTTCGATAGCAAGGATTATTTAAGTTCGTGCCGGCCGTCGTGATAATCATTAGCAACGGCTGTGCCCTAGCAATCATACCAGAGTCAAGAATATTGTAAATTTCGTCCGTTTCGTGGGCGTGATACTCGTCAATAATGCCGCATTGTGGGTTTAAACCATCGCCAGTCTTCCGGTCCTCTTTGGAAAGGGGCCGTATAATGGACCGGCTTTTCGGATGATGGATAGCCCCGTACTTCACTTCATATTTTCCTTTCAGTTCAGGGCAGCCGGCCAGCATTGCCTCGGTTTCCTTCCAGACAATTCTCGCCTGTTCCGTTTTCGTTGCACCGATGTACACCTCTGACATGCTTTCTCCGAACGCCATCGCCTCATAGGATGCTACACAAGCCAGGCTTTGCGACTTGGCGTTTTTCCGGCCTACTTGCCAATATCCCTTTTTGAAGCGCCGGTAATCTGTATCCTTGTGCACCCATCCGTAAATATTGCCGAATACAAATACTTGTATTTCATGGGGACGGATATGCTGCCCTTTTAACACGCCTTTGGTATGCTTAAAGAGCGTCATCCACTTCAGAAAGCGCATCGCTTTCGTTTCGTCAAAGATATAGGGGAAGGCATCGGTTCCCTCACGTTCAATATCCCGCAAAAAACGCAGGCAAGCCCATTTATGTTTCTGGCAGGCGATCACCCGGCCGTCGATGACATCATGGGAGTAGTCAATGAGCCATTGCTTCAGGCTCATACATCACCAAACTCCTGTTCAAACGGCGTCGGCTGCTTTGGTTCTTCTTTCGGCAAAGCAAGTTTCGCCCGGGAGCTTGGCGTCAATCCAAATTCAACGGCCAGCGATTTCATTTGCTCGTGCAGCTGCTTTTTCTTCGTGAGGAGAGGGTGAGGCACCTTGTTCGTTTCAGCCGCCTTGTTCGTATACTCCACCATCAGCCCTTCCTCCTCGATGATCTGCGAGCACTTAACATAGTTAGAATAGGCATCGCAGTACAAGGCAAGAGCATTCACATCGACATTCGTGACCAGCCCAATCTCTTTCAGTTCCTTCACGATCCGCTTAAACTCCTTCTTGGCCACACCGTCGAGCCAGCCCGGAGGTCTCACCTTGTCGTCATTCGGCCGGAGCTTCGCCTCGGCCTCCTTCCGGGCATCGATTTCCTTTTTCGTCAAATGCTTTGTCCCCTGAATTAAAATCAAGTCAACCGGCTTCGCACGTCGGCCCACTTTCAACACCACCTTTCGTTCGAAATTTCTCCAAAAACTGTTAACCCCCTTTTACGTCAAAAAGGGAACTTTGTGCACGCTGAGGGGGGCGCGCGGTCCAGAGCCGCCCGTCGAAAAATTTTTACCCCGCCCCTCCCCATATATCCTCTTGTCTTCAGCTGTTTTTCTGTTGTGGCACGGGTTGCAAAGCGACTGTAGGTTGCCTAACGATAGGCGTAATGACCAATCAACCCGCACCGGTATAATATGGTCTACGACATCGGCCGGCGTGATACGCTTCTTAGAAAGGCAATGCTGACAAAGATATTTGTCACGAACCAACGCGGCCTGTCGTACTCGCTGCCATTCTTTGCTGTGGTAAAACTCACGAGCCTTCTGATCGCGAATATGTTCATCATAATACCGATGTCGTTCTGCTTTACTTTGTTGTTCTTTATGCTTATGCTGCTCGCAGTATCGTCCTTGTGTTAGGTTGGGGCAGCCTGGAACGGAGCAAGGTTTCAATGGTCTGCTTGGCATAAAATCACTCCAAATAAAAAAGCACCCCGAATGGGATGCTTAAACGATTATTAAAGTCTTGGTACTGCTCTAACTTTTCCTTCACTAACAGTGATGAGTTTAACATCACCCATGTTAAACTTATAAAGAATTTCCCTTTCCTCAAACATTACAACTTGGTTAGCCTTAGCTTTGACAATTGCCTCTTCTTTTAATCTAGCAATTTGTACAAGTAATTCAATTCTTTTTTATACCTCTCTACGCTTTTATTAACTTGTACCCGTTTTTTATCTACTGTATGGAATTTCCTAGGCTCTAATTTATCAATTGGAATACCTAAAGTACCGCTAATTTTACCAGCCCCTTGAAAATCAGATAAGAGGGCGAAATGATCTATCGGATTATCAGTACTGAAGCAATCAGCATATCGGGTTGCTATTTCAACAGCTCTTTCGATAAACATTATTGAAGTTTGATCTATTTGATGCTCAGCTTGTCTATTCCATCCACAATGAGTAATCGCAATAGCTTGTACCTTAGGCTTGAATGGAATATCAGCTCTTTGCCTCCACAGATTAAAATCACTTTCTTCATCTTTTAACATTTTTAATGTTAGCTCCAACGCAAATAATGATTGCTCATCCACACGCACAGGAATAATAAGAGCATCAGCTGCCATCCAAGCTAAATGAGTAGCCCCACCAAAAAATGGACTTGAGTCGATCAAAACTTTTTCTGTTTTTAAATCCGTTATTTCATTCTCAATAATACTTTTTAGTGAACAAAGTAAATTCGCAACAGCCTTTGTTTTAACAGTTCCACCCATTGCATAATACTGATTTAATTGAGTATACAAAGTGCTAGGAAACAGAAAAAGCTCGTTACTGCCCGGTATAACATGGGAATTTTTAATGGACGAAAAATGTGGATTTGTATCTTTTACTCTCTTAGCCAAAGGTTCATTATTCTGCGTCGCTTCCTCCCAAGCTCCCCCCATTATTCTTCCCAATAATGCATCATAAATAGTTGGGCCCTCGTCATTAATTTCCTTCCCCATAAATAATTCGGTAAAATTTCTTTGGGGGCAAACATCTACAAATAACGAACGGTAATTTTGAGAAAATTTGTAAGCCATATTGAAAGATAATGTTGTTTTGCCAATTCCCCCTCTAAAGTTTGTTACTGCATAAATGAAATGCTCTCTCCCATTATCCAGCGGAACCTTAAAATCATCCCCCGAAAGAACTAAATCATAGCGTTTTAAAATTTCATCAATATTCAA